GCTAGCGGGAATGGGACGCCATAGCCGGCAAGCTGCCAGTAGGGAGGGTCGAGCAAGAACAGGGTGTGCGGGCGGTCGTAGCGCTCGATGCACTTCTCCCACGGGAGGTTCTCAATCGTGACCCGGGCGAGGCGCTGATGGGTCGCGGACATGTCCTCTTCCAGGCGGACGAGGTTGAGCTTTGGAGGCGTCACAGTCGCGGTGCCAAACGTCCGACCCGTGGGACGCGCCCCAAACGCCAGCTTGTGCAAGTAGTAGAAGCGCGCGGCGCGCTGGATGTCGGTGAGCGTCTGAGCTGGCGTCGCCTCCTGCCACTCGAACATCTGCCTGCTCGATATCGACCATCGGAACTGCGCGCAGAACTCGACCAGGTGATGCTGAATTACCCGGAAGAAGTTGACGAGCTCATTGTTTATGTCGTTGAGGACCTCGACCTTCGCGGGCTCGTCCCGCGCGAAGAGCACCGACGCGCTGCCGGCAAACGGCTCAACGTAGCAGACGTGATCGGGCATCATCCCGAGAATGGTGTCGGCCATCCGGCGCTTGCTGCCTAGCCACGCGATAGGGCTCTTCATGGGTCGTGCTCCTGTTGGTTCAGTTTCCAGGTCCACCCGTGGCGCAGCCCTATTCTGCGCCGCGTTTGGATGCCGGCGGGGTGTTTGCGCACCCCGTCGGCGCATCATCATCCCGTTGTCTCCCCCCCGACATCCGCCATGCCGCCGAGCTCGGCGGCGACCAGCGCCCGCTGCATCGTCTCGGCCAGCTCGCCTGGATCCATGTGCGGGTGTGCATCGAGGAGTCGGTCGCGCACCTCCTCGAGGCTGGTTGACGTCTCGACGATTTCGCGTATCGCATTGACCATGCCGTCCATCACCGTCGCCGTTGCGTCATCGAGTTGCCCGGCCATCTCGCTGGGTGGATCGCCCTCCTCATCGCCCTCGGCGAACTCGGCATCGACGTCGGCGGGTTGCGGCTCGGTGGTCTCGGTCTCCACGTCGACGCCGGTGGCCTCCCACTCGCCGCCGTAGGTTTCGACGACGTGCCGCAACGTCGGCCGGTACCCCATGTCGAAGATGATCTTCTCGCGGGTGGCCTGTGCCGTGAGATCCGGTTCGTCGTCGACGAGCCGCCAGACGCGCGGCGTCTTTGCTCCTGGAAAGTTCCACTCCGTGAGCCACCGCAAGACTTGCAGCGAGAAACTCACGCACACGAGATCGGCGTCGGCCTTGACCAAGTCTTGGCGCACATCCATATGCACCTCCGCTTGAGACCGACTCGATCCGTCGTCAGTGGTCATCGTCTGACCGAGCACCACCTTGCTGATCGCGGCATCCATCTGCTTGCACAGAGCCATGTAATCTGCGGTGCCTGAGCGGGCCGCCTGCAGCAGCGCGATCTTCATCCCTTCGGGCGTGGCGATCCCGGCGTCGGTCTGTATCGCCGCCAGAGCCTGTAGGAGCGCCTTCTTTTCTTCCGGCTTCGCGCCGATGGGATACGTCCCGTGGGCGGTCCCGCCGGCGAACTTTTCGAGGAAGATCAGCCAGAACTTGATGCCGTTACGCTTGAAGAACGCGGGCCAATAGAGCCAGTGCCCGAGCCCGCGCCCATAGGGCTCGTCGTCGTTGTCGGCGCCGGTGACAAAGGTCCAAAACTTCCGGGGCGGCATCACCTCGCCCTGGTGGTTGGTGCTCGTCAACAGCCGCAGGGCGCCATCGGCGGCGAAACGAAACCGACGGCGGTTGCGAACCTTGATCTGCTCGGGATAGAGGCGTGCGCCATCACGCGCCCAAAGACACTCGGCCACCGAGTAGCCATAGTAGACGCCGAAGAGCGCGAGGTCGGTGAGGTCGTCCCAATCGATGTGCGAGATCACCTCGCGGGCGAAGTCGGCGGCGCGCTTGTCGACACGCGATTTGCCGCCAGCCTCGACCTCCCAGTCGCGGGAGATCACCGCGCGCCGGCGTTGCTGAAACGTCGCCATCACCTGGTCGTCGCGAAGAACCTCCTCGTAGATCTTGAGGTCGCCGGCGCCGCGCGCCATCAGGACGCTGTCCTGCGGTTGCAGGAGATCTAGGGCGTCGACGAAGCCGCGGGTGACATCGCGCCCGCCCGTCGTTGTGGCCAACTCCTCGAAGGTCGGTTTATCCGTAGCCATCAAAAGCCTCTCCAGTTGACGCTGCCCTGCACCACGCCAAAGCCACGCGCCAGCGAAACGTCGCGGCCGTGGCGATCATCCAGTCCATCGAGCTGCGTGCGCGGACCGGTCGACTCAAACTCCATCGGCACCACGTCGCGCCGACTCGCTGCGTAGGCCATCGTCACAGCGATCGCAGCGTCGCCGTGGCGCTTTGACCCGTCGGACCCGGCGGTGCGTTTCTTGGGCAACTTCGGGATGCCGTCCACGAGTTGGATGGCCGAGAAGTCGCTGAGCACGTCGAGGTCGAGAGGGATCTCAAGCATCGTGTCCTGAAACGCCGCCTTGAGCCTCGGCATCTCCTCGGCGTACCAACGGTCGCTGATCTTGATGCAGGCGATCCTGGCCGCGCCGTAGCGCAGCGCAGCCTGCTCTGCGAGGTATTCGCCGTTGCCGGTGGCGTCGAGGTTGCCGGCGAAGAATCCCGGCAGGCGGTCGCCGAGGTAGAACAGCGCCTGCTCCTGCTGTTTGTAGGGTGTGTTGAACAGCTCGACGAGGAATGGGATTCGCACGCGGAGATCGCGCAAGAGAGTGCCCGGCGCAAGCACCGTCAGATCCGAGCTGCGCCCGAAGTCCTCGCCGAAGACGTGCGGGAGATCACGCGGCAGCGCCGCAAGCAGCGGCGCCAAGACACCATCGCACCACTCGGCCACCTCGCGCACACGGTCGTGCTCGGCCCAAAGGGCGAAACCATCCGGTGCCGTGAACCGCACGACAGGTGCTTCGACCATGCGGGCCTCAACCAACGCTCTTGGCAGGTATCGTCCACCCGAGCGTTTCGGTACGCAGAGCAGCTCCTCCTGGGCGTCGTCGCCGTAGAAGGCAAAGAGGTTCGCGCGCCACGCGTCCTCGCGCGCCTGCGTCCATTGCTCACCGCGCACCAAACAGATCCGGCGGTAGAGACCATCAGCGAGCGCCTCGTCGATCGTGGTGCGGTGCAGGGCAAACGGTTTGCGCTTTTCGCGGGAGTCTTGCACCACCTCGTTGAAGGCGTTTTCAACGCCGTTGTGGGTGGAGATGATCGCGACCCGCCCGCCCCACATCAAGAATGCCATCGCCGCCTTGAGCAGCTCGGGGAGATGATCGTGGAAGGCGGCTTCGTCGAGTATCGCGTAGCCCTGCCGACCCCGCAGGTTTGAAGGGCGCGACGACAGCGCAACGATGCGGTAGCCCGACGCGAAGCGAATAACGTAGGTGAGGATCTCCTCGTCGCCGTCATCCCAAACGCCCTCCTCGATCTCGCTCGCGACGTGCTCGAAGTGGCGTGCCCAGGAACCGCCGTCGCGAATGAACTCCTGCGCCATGTCGCGGTTGTATCCGACGTAGAAGACGTCCATGCCGTAGCCCGGTCGGACGCCTCGCTCAGACGCGGCGACCAGGGCCGCCTCCGACGCGGTAGCCCACGAGATTCCGATCCGCCTCGACTTCTCCGACACCTTCACGTCGGAGACATCGCCAACCCAGCGGCCTTGATACGGCAACAGCGCGGCCGGCGCCCGTGACTCTCCCGCCACGCCCGTCATCCGGCGATCCCGAGGATATCTTTTCGGATCGCATCGACCGCCTCAGCCGAGAGCCCACCTTTCTTTGCGACCGCCGCGACCTTCTCGGCCGCCGCTTCCGCCTTTGACCGCGTTGCGATCTGATGCTTCTTCTGCATGACGGCTGCACGCGAGAGATCCGCGACGGCGTGGGAGATCTTGTTGAGAGCGGCCGGCGACAGGCCCTCTTCGAGGACGATGTTGAAGAGCTTGTCCTGGGTGAGGCGGATGACCGCATCCGTGATGGCGCCCTCATCGTCGCCCAGATCGCGCGCGATGGTCTGCGCCATCTGCGTCGTGCGTTTCAGCGCCGCGACCTGATCCTCGAACCGCTGACCGAATCGATGCAGCGTGCTCTTCGCGACCGTGAGTTCCAGCCCGTGCTCCTCTAGCCGCCCGTTGAGTGCGGTGGTCAGATCGGCGTAGCCAGCAAAGCCGCTCGCGAGCAGCTCGCCTTCCAGCCACTCGCGGATCTCCGCCGGGAGCTGGTCGATGATCCCGCGTGCCGGCATCTACCACTTCTCAGGGCGCGCGATACCTGGGTCGCAGGGGATCGTGTACTCCACCAGGTCAACACCGCAGCGGGTCAGGTGGGCGTACCACCGGCCCGAGTCTTCGCCGTCGATCTCGATCAGCTTGCGGTCCCGCAGGTAGTCCAGCTCGCGGCGCACCTCCGACGGCGTCGACAGCAGGTCGCAGTCGACAAGGATGCTCAAGATGAGTCCCTCGTAGGCGCCGCCCGGACGGGCGGCGTTGAGGGCCACAAGAATGCGCCACCGTGCCGTCTCGCGGCGCGACTTCTCGATGTCAATGTCCATCGCTGCCCTCGTAGAGTCGGTGCCGCACCGACTCGATCATGGTCCTAAGCGAATCAAGCTTCGCGTCGATGACGGCCGAAAATCGTATCCAATCGTTCCGCTGCACGTACTTCTCCGGCAGCTCGGCGCGCAGCATCAGGAGGTCCTTCTCGACCTGGGCCAGCTCCCGGCCGCGCTGGGCCTCTTGTCTCTCGATGGAAATGAACCGGAGATCGAGCTGTGCGTGGTAGCGGTCGAGAAGCCACTTGACCGCCCAGAAGAAGAGTCCCTGAAGCACGGCCGCGACGATCCCTACGATGACCAAGACATCAGGCGACATCAGAACGTCAACCGTCCGCCGACTTGGGCGCCGTAGTCGGCAGCCCAGTCGCCGCGAAGAGGATCACGCGTCGCGCCACCCCACGCCTCGGCAAAGAGCGCCAGGCCGTCGGTGACATGGTGTGCATAGTCCATCTTTCCGCCCATCTGGTCGGGGGAGACGAACGCGAACAGATTCACCTGTCCGTGTCCTGGGGCAAATTCTCCGGCGCGCCTCAGCCCGGTCTCTAGGGCGCCGGTTGTGCCAAAGGGGGCGCGGCCGTCGTTTTCTTCGCGCCGGCGCTCGAGGGTTTCATTTTGCGCACTTCGGATTCGACGGTGGCGTTGAGGAGCCGCTCCATCTCCCCGTCGCCGAGACCGAGCACCTTCATGATCTCGCCGAGACCCTTGGTGCCGAGGTATGCGAGCGCCGCTTGCTTGGCCTCTTGGTTCGCGCGGGCGCGCTCTTGTTGATCGAGCTTGCCGTCGGCGCGGCCCTCCTTGATGGCGTCGACCCACCGCTGCTGCACCGACTGCACACCGCCAGCGACCGCGATGTGGAGTCGTTGCAGGAGCCCAATCACGTACTGGTTGCGAATCTTCGCGGTGATCAACAACACCATCTTGCCCAGCAACCACGTCAGTCCCGCGGCCAAGAACGGCAGGGACATCTGCAAGACGAGGTAGACAATGTCGGTCGTTTGCTCGGACATCTCGCAGCCCGGCAGCAACACGATGACGAGCGCGGCCGCGGATGCCGGCACCAACCATGCGCGACCCTGTCGGAGGCGCCGGGTGAGAGTGGGCCAGGCGAGCACGATGGCCTGCACCGCGTAGCACGCGGCGATGATCGAAAGCAGGGGCAGCGCCACGCTGAGCGCGGCGGTGAGAGTGATGTGGATCATGAGGGTGTCTCCAATAGGTGCTGGTGGAGCGGCGCCATGCCGCCATCAAGCCAGGCGTCGACATCGAAGCCAGGACACGTCTTGTCCCCGTTGATCGCCCGGTGCCCCACGACCCCGAGGATCGGCAGAGCCGCCCGCCAGGCCGTGACGACCCACGCCAGTGTCGCCCACTGTCTGGGCGTGAACTGGTCGGTGCCGATGAGGCAGAGACCGACGGAGTGGCGATTGAGTGGCGTCGCGTGGGCGCCCACTTCGATGAAGTGGCGGCCGGGCACGAACGCCCCGTCCACCTCGATCACGCCGTGGTAGCCGATGCTCTCCATCTCCGGCTGCCACGCCTTCGCTGCCGACTTCTCTCGCTTGAATCCTCTGTCTCTGTGCCACACGTCGACATCGCGTGCGTTGTATGGCCTGCCATTGGGCGTCGCCGCGCAGTGGATGACGAGCAGATCGATGTCGCGTGACTGGCTCACCATCAGACGCTACGACAGCGTGAATGGCGTGGCAGGGGTGACGGACGTCCCACCTACTTCATGGGCGGATCAAAGAGAGACATCTGGCGGCTATCGCGTCGCTGGCCCGGCTGTGTGGGCTCATCTTCGTCCGACTGTCCCAGGATCCGGAATATCGCACGCATCGTCAACCCAAACTGCCGCGCGAGCGTCGATGCCACCGCGCCGCCGTCGTACTGTTCGCGGATGACACGGTTGCGCTCGGCGCGCAGGAGCACCGCGTTGAGCGGGATCTCAATCACTCTACCGCGATGCAGATCGATGAGCACTGCCAACGCTTCGACGCCGATCGCCGTGGCGATCCGGTGCTCGGCATCGAGGCGATGCGGCACGTAGAGCCTCACGCCCCCGTAGTGCCGGCACAGGGCCAACGCCGCGGGGTACCCCGCGCGCTCGGCGACCGCCCTGATGAGGGCCGGGATCTTGTGGTCACCGCCCACAGACGCGCTCCAGCACGGCCTTGATCGACTCCTCCACATCGGAGAGCTCACGCTTTCGACCGAACCGGCGCCGGATGTATTTGCGCAGGGCCTTGCGACCGTCGAAGGTCGGTTCCTCCCATGGTGTCGCAGTGGCCTCCGCACGCGGCGCGCGCTGGGCCAGCGCCTTCATCAAGTCGGCGGGCACGGGCCACACTTCGGCAGTAAGCGTCAGCCGCACGAACGCCGCTTCGATCCGCGCGGCATCGTCGTCTTCTCGCCACCGCACAGGTGCGTACCAGACCGCACGCATCCAGCGCCTTGCGACATCGTCAACTGCATCTGATGCTGGCCGGTTGGGCAGCGAGAGCACTAGCAGGGCCTGCAATCCCTCGGCGACGACGGCGCACAACCACGGTGGCACCATGCTGATATCGATCTCGTCAGCCACGCTTGTACCCCTCCAGCGCTGCCAGGGCTGCGGCGGTCTTGCTCAGCGGTCCGGTCGGGCGAGCGTCACCGGCCGACACGGGCGGCGCAGCCACGGCCGCAGTCGAGTCGATGACCCGGCGCAGGTAGTTGTGATTGGAAAGCGGCTTCCACCCACCTTGTTGTTGCTTGGAGCGCAACGACTCCACCGTGTGAGCCAGCGCCGGCCCAAGACGCTCCGCGGGTCCGAGGGCGACGACCTCGGTGGCCAGGCGTAGGGCGCGGTCCCACGAGAGCGCCCGCGAGCTGCGGAACAGACCCAAATATGCGACCAGGGGGCGCGAGACGTCGCGCTCCGCCTCTGCCAGCAACACCATCAACCGGCGTCCAGCGTCATCATCGAGGGCGGTGTCGAGGGCGTAGCGTGACCGGCAGATCGGGCAGTGGACGATCACGGGGCGGCCACCTTCTTCTGGTGGCGCTTCAGCGCGGCGATCACCCCAACCAGCTCGTCGCTCCGGCACCACGCGACTCGCTCGGAGCCGCACTGTCGTCGCGCGATCGCATCGGCGTAGGACCATGGCAAGTCCATCTCTGTGAGCAGCGCCTCGATCACCGTGAGCTGCGGGCGCTGCGTGGTGTTGCGGGGACGCCTGCTGGTGCTGAGGACGCCGCGATCGCGCGCCAGCTCAGTGAAGTGGTTGAGTGCCATGCTCAGCTGCGCAAGCGAGAGGCCGACAGCCGACTCTTGGCCCGTGGCGACCGCCAGAGCGCCGCGGTACTCCTCCTCTGTCAACCCAAGATCTCGGCGCAGGCAGTGCAGCTTGGCGAGGCGGCGCCTTCGTCGCGCACGCATCTCTTCGGGGGTCATCAACGGGGCACCTTGGCGAGGGCACGGAACACCTCTGCGCCCACCGCGCGCTCAACGAACGCTCGCAGTCGATCACCTGCGACCTGTTCCCGATCCCCGGCCCAAAGCAGATCGAGGAGGGCGTGCACCTCGTCGAGTTCCTCGGCCGGGGGCACGTGTTCCTCTCCCATGGATTGCCCGCCGAGCTGCTCGCCTCGCGGCTGCATCGGCGCGACGCCGGTGGTTGTTGTCGTGGTGGTGGTCATCCTCGTCTCCTGTGTTCGCCCGCGTGCGGGCAGGTAGAAAAATGAGAGGGATACAAATTGTTGCATCGACTCCGGGCGGTGACGGCCGAGGGGTGTTCAGACCAGCACGCGATCGCCTCCACGTAGCCGCCGCGTCGGAACAAGAAGAACGCCCCCTTCGTGTCGACGGTGGGCGTCAGATCGCATGGCATCTTTTTGCCCTTCTCGGTGAGCGTCCAGACGATCTCGCGGCCACAGCTGCGGCACTTGCTGATGAGGTCGCGACTCACGCGGCTCTCCTTTGCCTGTCGGCCTGCATCGGCGGCACGACGCGCCCATAGGGCGCCATGACGCGCGTGCGACGTTGCGGCTTGGCGCCCATCACTGCAGGTCCCCGCGG